ACCTGCTGCATTTTTTTGTGCAATAACAATAACTGCTGCTGCATCTGATGCTGCTACCTTTGGTGCAAACACTGAATCATCTGCTGTTGCAGTAATTACTTCGCCTCTGTTAAGAATTGAAGTTGTTGTTGAAGCAGAAGGAACTGTATCTCCAGCACCAACTGTTATTGTCCATATAACTGATGGACCAGTTGATGGGCGAGTTGTAATAATTCTTGCCTCATATGTTCCAGCAACTGTTGGCGCTGCCAAGGTAACTGTAAACTTTGCTGTTACATATCCTGTTGTATTAACTGTTGAGTTAACATTTGCAGTCAAACTATCTCCTGCAATTACCACTGTTGCTGTATTTGTTTCAAGCAATGTGAGTGTTGCAGACTTATTAGCCGTAGAAGGCTGTGCAAACATAGCAGATAGCACAGTTGCTGTGTCTGCTGATGTTTCTGAAATATATGACAATGAAACTACTGCTGTTGCAGTCTCACCTACGAGAATTGAGTCTGTAGCAGAATCAATTGTCAAGGTTGGTGCAATGACAGCAGCATTTGTCGGAAGTGCTGACATGACGCCAAAGGACATGGCTGCAGCGAGTCCTAGGGCAATTTTCTTAAATGAATTCATTATTCTCCTTGTTATTTTATATTAAGTTAAGTTTATCTAGAAAATCCTTAACATCGTTAGGCATTTCCCGATTATCCAATTCTACCATACGTTGCTGTTTTTCTGCAAGTCTTGTAGAAGAACTCCATGTGTGAATTTCTATCTCTGTATTATTAGTCTTTTGTGTATGGGATATTGCTCCAAATACCGCCCCACAAACCGCATCAGCCAAGTCTTTTGATTTTTTACGAGGGTGGTCTACCCTATTTCCCTTCATTATTTTTAGTTCTGACATTTCTTCTAATAATAAAGGAATCATTGGTATGGCAACACGCTCTTCATAAATCATCATGGCCAAATCTTCATAATGCTTTTTAGCAACCGAAACAGTCTCTGTTTTAATTCCAACAGCCTGCAACTCATTCTGAATATCAAAAGATTGCCACCTATCAAATGAAACCATCCCGATATTAAAACCTTCTCTACGTAAATTAATAATCCACTGTTTTACTTCAGATAAATTGACTGGTCCTTCTGCTCTTGGCTCCCACCAGGCAACGGCATCAACAACAACTATAGGGGCTACCTGTTCATAGTCTTTAATAACTTGAATGTTAACCCATTTGTCAACATGTGCAATAGCAACAGCACACTTATCATGTTTTTGTGCAAGGTCAGCATGAATATAATATACTCTTTCTGGATCTGGTTTAAACGTTGCATCAAACCTTCTAAATTGATCTAATGGATTTCTAGTATTCATGCATTTCTCTAATTTTTCTTTTTGTTTAAAAAATGCATCGGAGGCATACGTAGGCATACATGCAAAACGCATCATCGCATCGCCAAGGTCTGTATAAAATGCTAGTTTAAAATCTTCTATTTTACGTGTTGGGTTTACTTCCCATGTTGGCCTTTTAAATGCATACACTCTTGGAATTTTGTATGACAATATGGTGTCTTCTTCCCATGAAATTTCAAATTGATTTCCTGGATCATCGTGTGGTAGTTCTTCATTCATAATAAATGTGTGTGTACGTTCAATAGTTTCTTTTTCTGCGATTACTGATTCATACCGTTGAGAAATAAAGTCACCCTGATATCTTGGGAATGAAAGTAAAACAACTTTACCAAGATCAGGAAAACGAGAATCTACAGTACCACGAAATGCCTTATATATATTGTCAGCAGTCTTACCCTGTTCATTGCCAGTATTAACCTCTGTTGCAAAACCAGAAATCTCATCAAGTACTGCCATAAGAAGGTTTAATCCCTCATGCGATTCTCTTTCTGAGTGACCAGAATAAACAGTAATTGCTTTATCAAACTCTACAGAATCTGCTTTAGCATTATATCTTCCAGCAAACCATGGTGACTTTTCAATCTTAGTTTTAAAACCTTTAAAGAAAACGTTCTTAGCCTGTTGAGCGTTAACCGCAACGTTAATAATATCAATGGCATCTCCTGCAGGCTTGCCAAAATAAGTTGCTGGATCTTTAAGGCATAAAAGTTTATATACTACATATGCACATGCTACTGTAGATATAAAGTCTTTTCCAGATCCCTTGCCAAGTTGCAGAATAAGTTCATTTTTTGTATATTTATTAAAATGGTTTAGTCCTTCAGTCTGCCCCATCAATTCCATAAGGTCTTCTTTACGATAGATTTGGCTCATAGCCTCTACGATTTCATACTGAATATCAGATAGTATTGGTTGACCAAGATAGTCTGGTGACTGCACAAATGTTTTTACATCAACTGGTTTTTCAATAAAATGATTTTCTTTTAATACTTCAAGGAAGTCATTGAACATCGTGGACAATTGTAATCACTTCGCCTTCTTTTGCAATAGATGAAAGCCTATGCATAATTAAATCACGAACTTCTGGATGTTCTGATGCAATGTCTCTAAGAATACCAACAAGAACTTCTTGACGACGTTCAATCTCAACCATCTCTTCTGCAAGTTCTTTATTCTCAAGAAGTCCAGCCTTTTGTAGCATTTCAATTCTAGACTTTTCAATATCTACAACTAATTTAATTGCTTGTGTTTTTGCACTAAGATTATTTGTCATTGATGCTTCATCAATAACTTCATAAGATTTTGTAATTAATTTACTATAATGTGCATCTGCTCCAGCAAGTGCTTCTTTTGCACGAGCACGAATTGCTTCATTAGCAGAAGCCATAACTTTCCACTCATTAATTAATGCAACAACACGAGTTCTTGGCATATCCAAATCTTTAGAAATTTTTGTTGGATCTTGTCCCTTAAGATATTCTGCAACAACTTTATTTACCTCATCAAGATGATCAATTAATTCTTTTTCAGTTGACATTTTTTTCCTTTGCTATTTTAAGCAAAACTAAATATCCAATAAGGTCATCTATATCATTGTCTCCAACATAGTCTGTGCCCTTCATAAGTCTACTTAATTTATCATCAATTCTTACTCTAAGTTGTTCTACTGGATCTGATTTACTAAAAATTCTAACAGGGTCTAAAGCAGAATCTCCATATGCAATGTTTTTATCAATAAGCATTTTTGCAATTCCGTGACAAGTTACCCAAATATCTTTGCCAGAGGGTGCTCCTACAGAATAAAGATATAAATCTTCACAACTAAAATTTTTTACATCTTTAAATACTGGTTGCAAATTCATCGTCTAGATTTCCTTAATCCAAATTTTGCAAGGTATACGTAAATAGTTTCAACACTAGTTCCGCACTCCTTGGCAATGTCTTGCGGAGACTTTTTGTCCATAATAAACCTTTTACGGAGCCAAGCCTCGCTTGTATATAGTTTACCAGTCATAAGATTATTTGTCAAACTTTTCATTAATATCATAGTTAAATCTATCAGAGTCTTCCAATATCCATTTATCTTGATTTTCTACGTCATATTTTTTTTCATTAATTATTCTATCAATAACATAGTCTTTTTTAAGCGTAAAAGATGGCTCATAAACTCTTACCCTATTGTTTGGTTGTATAGCAAAGTTACCGTCATCTCGTTGTATAACGTGCCCACATTTATGATCTGCTGGACTTTCTGAATAGCCATCATCTAATACATTAGTATCGGGGTTGTGCCAATCAAGGGTAAATAAATATGTTCCTTTTACAAATGTTTTAGTTCTATCAATATAAGACATTCTAAGATTAGTGAGGTTTTCAAATTTAGTTACAGAAACATGGTGACTAAACGAATTCCACAATACTAGATTATGCAAGTCAACCTCTGGAACTCCTGGTTTTGTACAAAATGCAGATATCGGAAGTCTCCACCATAAGCCTCCATCTTCCATCATAATATGAAATAATGGGCTTCTTGATTTAATACTTGAAACACCAAACACAACACATTCAAAATATTTGTCGTGACTATCTTGATGGTTTCTTAAATAATTTCCTCTTACATAGCAGTTTATTGGTGGTATATTTGCGTTTAACTCTGGCATTATTCCTCAATCCTCATTGCTTTACTCCAGTTATTAATAGCCCAATGGCCGATGCCACAAGCGTCAGCAACGTCATTATCGTTAATAACTTTATCATAGTTGATTTCAATTAGTTTTATCGTCCTTTCTTTTCTAATTTGCCTTTCATATGTTTTATACCAAGATTCTGACTTCCCTGGTGTTTTTGCTCTAATATTTATTTGTTCTTCTTTTGTTAATTTTTTGTTCCCTAAATAGTTTTGCCAAGTAATTGGTGCTACCGTTCCTATAATTTTTGTTCCAGTTAACCCTGCTGCACCAAGCAGTGCACCTTGAACTAATGCAAGATCTGCAGCAGTCTTAGGGCTATTCATAAATACTGTATGTTCAATTACAATTGCTTCAAATCCACCAAAATGTTCAAAGAATGCTTTTGTTTTAGCGCAAGCATCCATAACTTTTTCATAATTTGTTTTACCACTAAAATTAATTTTACCAATATTGCCTAAGACATTATCATTAAAAATAGCAAAAGCAAGACTATTAGTGCTTGCGTCAATAGCACAAATTGTTTTTGGATTACCATTGTTGTTCATAATCAATAAATCCTTTTATTTGTTTTAGCATTTTGTCTACTTCTTTTTTATTTACATTACAGTTAGAGCAAAATCCAGAATCATTATATATTGATAGTTGTTCTTTACAGCCACCAAGGCAAAGTCTTTTTTTTCCTTTTCTTTTTTGTCTACGAGTTATTTGATAC